TTTATGAGAACCAAGCAAAAGAAGGAGCTAAAGCTAAAAACTTTAAAGCTTCTGAGGCATGGCTATGGTTTGATGATCGAGTTTTAAAAGCCATTGAAGATCAAGCAATCGAAACATTAAAGTTAGCCAAAGATGACGCAGAAAGGTTGAAAGCGCAACAAATGTTTTTAGCGGCCCAAAAGCCAAGACAAATTTTAGATGCCTTAATCTCGCAAGGTGATGGAGCCAAGGCACAATTGATCGAAATATCTACCCAGGAGGGCGATAAAGATGGGCTGGCCTAAAGGAGTACCAAGAAAACCGGCTACCGCAACAACCGTTGCGATGCCAACAAATGAGGTAACACAAATGCAATCACAAACACACACGATCCCTTCAACGGGAGTGTCAGGAGCAAACGCAAAAGTCGCAGAAACAAGAGCGCAAACACACACTCTTGAAAATGAGGGAACGACAGATGTGTTATTCCCTGATTTTCGGGAGTCACAACCCGAACAAACAGAAGATAAACAAACGGAAGTGGTCAAAGACGAAATTAAGACGGAAGTCGAAAATGTACAACCTGATTCAGTTGATAACCAATCCGATATAAAGGACGTTAAAGTACAGGATCAGAATCCAGAAGAACCAATTAAAACAAATGAACAATCAGATCAATCCAAATTTCTTGATCCAAATGAATTTGGAGATTTTCTTGTTCCTCAAGTTATTAATGGTCAAAAAAGAGAGATCAAGTTTAAGGATTTGGTTCGAATCTCTCAAACAGATCAAGCCATAACGCAGAAGGCGCAAAAGTTAGCTGAAGAACGGCGACAATTTTTAGCTGAAAGACAAGAGCAAACAAGGCAAAAGCCCGTTCAATCGGAACCTGCCAACAACCAATTTAAAACGCAAAACGAATTAGATCGTATTGCCCAATTGGAAATGGCTATTGCTCAACTTTCTCAGGGGTTAGCACCCGTAGTTCATCAGAATGCACGTCAACGACTTGCCAATGAATTAAAAAATGAAGGGTTCGATGATTTCATGGATTATATCCCGAAAATCGAACAAATCGTTTCTACAGTCGAAGATGACAATCTTTTTAATTACTACAACACCCCGGAAGGAGCAAAGAGTCTTTATTACCAATTGAAAGCAAAAGAATTAAAGAGTTCTGCGATTCAGCCTGCGCTTCAGACAAAAAAAGAGGTTGTGTTAGAACGACAGAAACCTCCTATCGTTAAGCTTGAAAGTGGACGAAGTGCTTCTAGCGGTATTACTGATGATTGGAATGCAAAATATCAGGAAGCACTTAAGGTTGTCCGAAATAATCCTGGAAATGTTGAGGCAATGAATAGACTTTTAAAATTAAAGGGAGCTTTCTGACCACTCCGAATTAACGGAGGAAACTACTATGGGCGCACCTACAAATGCGTATCAAACATATCAGGCTATTGGTAATCGTGAGGATTTAATTGATGTCATAACCATGATTAGCCCCACCAAAACCCCTGTTCTTAGCATGACTGCTTCAACACGAGCCACTTCAACTTTGCATGAATGGTTAACAGACACGCTTGCTTCGCCAACTGCTAATGCACAAATCGAAGGGAATGACGCTACGGCTACGGCGGTGACAGCGCCAACCCGCTTGAATAACTACTGTCAAATACTTGACAAGAAATTCATCGTTACCGAGACTCAAGAAGCTGTCGAAAAAGCTGGTCGAGCTTCTGAACTTGGATGGCAAATTCAAAAATCATTAAAAGAACTCGCCAACGACATCGAATATGCGTTCGTTGTCAACTCAGCCGCTGCAAGTGGTGCGAGCGGAACGGCGCGTCAATTAAAAGGCTTGGCTGGATTCGTTACAACCAATATTAGCTCTGCCACTGCCAACCGATCGTTAACATCTACTATTCTCGATGCCTTGCTTCAAACGGTATGGGCAGCGGGTGGAGATCCTGATGTTATTTTGACTGGTGGCGCACAAAAAATTGCGTTTAATAACACAACCAACTTCCCAGGTTTAACAAAGAACACAACCGCAGAAGATAAGAGATTCACAAGCTCAGTTGATGTGTATGAATCTCCATTTGGTGTAATGAAATTGATTCTTTCCCATGTTATGAATGCAAACCTTGCCAACCAAATTTTTGCTTTGGAAATGGCAAAGTTCCGAAAAGCATGGTTACGTCCAATTAAACAATATGACTTGGCCCGAACTGGCGACGCACAAAAGAAACTGATCGTTGCTGAAGTAACGCTTGAGAGCTTAAATGAAAAAGCTTCAGGCGTTGTGAAGAACTTGTCGTAATGATTCCCGCGGCGGGGGGTTGTCCCCTCAATCAACGCCTCCCGCCGCCCTTTTATTTATGATCATACAGTCAAAAAATTTACCAGAACAAACAATTGAATTTAAAGGTGATCAAGTTATTGTGACTAACAATGAAAAACTTGATGACCAGATGAAACACAATTATGAACTCAGAAAAAATGAAAATAATGGATTTAGCGTTGATAGGGAATTTAGACGTATAGCATCAATTCCAAATTCCGTTTTTTATGAATGGATGAAGCAATATCCTGAGATCGTACAAGGTGATCGAGAACTAAGGGATAAGACATTGAAGAAATTATTAAAGAAACCAGAAAATGCCTGGGTTAAAACGGTTGAAGGTGGAATATGAAAGTTGTTGATGTCATTATTCCGACATTAGGGAAAGTTAACCCAAAATCACATCCTTTTATTTGTTTTGAAAATCTTCATCATATCCCATGGCCATATTGGCTACATGTAATAACAGGTGGGAAAACGTGGGCACAGGCAATTAATATTGGACTTAAGCAAACAAGTGGGAATGATGTCATTCTCATGGATGATGATGTTTTTATTAACCATGAAACATTTAAGAAAGTTAATGAATATTATGATTATGCCGACATTTTTGGATTTAAATTATTTTTCCCTGATGGAAAGATTCAACATGCTGGTGGGATAGTTCGTAACCAAGGAATTGGGCATATTGGATGGAGATCAGAAGATGATCAAAAATATAACGATCCATTATATGTTTGTCATGTAACTACATCGTTAATTTATATTAAACGCCATGTTTTAGATAAATTGGGTGGAATGACTGTTATGCCAGGTCAGCAAATGGAAGATGTTGATTTTAATTTTAGAGCTATAAAAGAAGGATTTAAGATTCTTTATATACCATCACCGGCTATTCACATGGAATCTGCAACAAAAAGATTTTTTCACAACTTCCAACAAGATATTTCAAGGGCTTATACCTATGTTGTTGATACGCATTTTAAAGATTCAGATTTTGTCAAAGAATTAATTTCATATCCAAAACCATTATTGAAAGTTGAACCCGTATGAGTGAAATAGACATCTATAAAAAAAGATATACATTTAATGGTGATATGCGAGAGGCTTTATTTGCAGTTGGTGACAATGAAGAATTTGAAGTTGAGAATCAGCCAAGATTAGCCAGATTTTTAGGACTCAAGCAGTCAGATAAATTTTTAGATTTAGGTTGTGGTTGTTTAAGAGGAACTGCAAAGCTAATTGATTATCTTGATAAAGGTAATTTTCATGGGGCCGATGTATCCAGAGGATTATTGGATAAGGCTGAGGAAAGAGTAAAGAAATTAAAAATAAAAAGAAAACCAACATTATGGGAGATGCATGATTTTAATTTGGAAAAACTTATTAATGAAAAGTTTGATTTTGTCATGAGCATAAGCTTATTAACACATATATTGCCAAGAGAGTTAGACAAATTATTCATTGGAGTAAGAGATATTTTAAAACCAAAAGGCGTATGGTACTTCAGTATATATCCAGTTGAAAATGATCTAAAAAATCATGAGGGTAACATAGAAATTTCGAGATATCACAAAAACTTCTTAAAAACCGTTGGTAAAAAAGTTGGACTTGTAATTGATGAGATCGACGGAGAATTTGATAATCCTGTTAAATCCAATCAGTATTTACTTAAAACAAATACACCTTTTTGCGCTCAATGGATTATGAAAGCGGGTTTGGAAAGTACAAATTATTTATGAGTCTAGTTTTAAATATAGGATTGTTTGCAATAAATTTGAAATTACAAGAAATTGAGGGCAAATCAATTTTAGATGTTGGTTCAAAAAATTGGGATATGACACCAGCGGAACTAGTGAAGTCAATGCGACCTTCAAAATATGTTGGTATTGATAAGGAGCCTGGCGAGTGCGTTGACATCCAGATGGATGTTAAGGATTTAACAATAAAATTCGGAGAAGAATCATTTGATGTTGTTCTGTGTTTCGAAATGCTTGAGCATGTCGAGGATTGGAAGATGGCTATTCTAAACATCATGCAAGTATTAAAGCCTAGTGGATTATTATTTTTAACTACAAGAACTTATGGGTATCCTGAGCATGGTTATCCAGATGATTTTTGGAGATATGAAGCAAGTGATTTAGAAAAAATATTTTCAGAGTTTCATATTTTGGAATTAGAACAAGACGATAAAGAACATGGTGTTTATTTGAAGGCAAGGAAGCCCATCGCATTTAATTGGGATGATATTGATCTTTATAGCATGAAAAAAAGAGCAAGGATTAAATGAGCCTATTAAAAGAATTAAAGGTTTTTAACAAGGTAATAAATACAGATAAATATAATCGTTTCCAGAGTTTTAAGATTATGAAGCACTCTGAGAAAATTAACGAAATATTAGAAGGTGGAATCCCATCGCCTGTGGAATGGGTTATTTACCCGTCGAATGTATGTGAATATAAGTGTTCACACTGCATCATGGCTAGAGAGCAGGTTGACCACAGGAATACTTTATCAGATAATGCGATGAGCCGCATTGCGATAGATGCCGTCAAGCACAAAATAGGTTGCGTTATCTTCTCTGGCGGTGGAGACCCTTTATTAAACCGGTTTACTTTGCGTTCTGCTAAAGAATTAAAGGATGCTGGAATATATGTAGGGATCAATAATCAGGGGTATTTATTGGATGATCCCACCCCGTTTAACTTTGTCCGTTATTCGGTAGATGCAGCAACAAAAGATGTTTATGAAAAGATACATGGTGTCGATGGTTGGGAAAGGGTTAACAAAAACATTGAAAATCATGCAAATCTCAGAGCCAAAGGCAAAAAGATTGAAATGGGGCTTGCCTTCCTCATCACACCTTGGAATTGGACACAAACATACGATTTTTGCACATGGGCGAGTCAGTTTGAACCGGATTTTATTCATATTCGTCCTGCTTACCTTGATGCTGATTATATAGACGATAAGTACCAAGGGGGCGGTGAAAGCCTGAAGAATACTATTGTTCCAAGGCTAAAAGATTTGGCGTTAAGGATAGAAAATGACTTTCCAAACGCCTTTTTCAGGATTGATAAATTCGAGGGTTATTGGACACCCAAGATTTACTCGAAATGCCGATCAAATTCATTGATGGCAGTAACCAGCGGAGATGGTGCATTCCTCATATGTCAAGACAGAGGGATTATGAGCAAAGAAGATTATCTTCGTTGGGGAGACTATAACAAGATGACTTTCCAGGAAATTTGGTGGTCAGATCGTCATCGTGAAGTTATGGAATCTATAGATTTAGAAAATTGCCCTCGGTGCGTAGAGAACACCTACAACGAGATTATAGAGAAGGCATATATCAAAGACGATATGAGAGTAAATCTGATATGAAAGTGACGTATTTCAAACAAAGCGATAATGGTTGTGATTATTATCGTGCCATCCTTCCAATGACAGCTTGTAAACAAGCGGGCGCATTTGAATCTGTTGCTGAAAGATCCCCTTCTAATATCGCCTTTGATTCAAGCGAAAATTTAGCCAAATTGATGGAAGATTTAAAATCAGACGTTTTTCTTTTGCCGCGTTTGATGAGTCAAACTTTTATTAGGGATATAAGAACCAAAATTGATGAGTTTAAAGAAGATGTAAGAATTGTCGTCGATTTTGATGATAATGTTTTTGAAGTGTCGCCATTGTCGAGCCATTATCAAGATTATGGGACAGAAGAAGTAAGAATTAGATTACCAAATGGCGACATAAAAGAGCTTTGGAAAGATGGATTTAATATTGATCTAAAGAAGAATCGAGAACGATTAGATACCATTAAATTTTGTTTAGAAAGTGTAGATATGGTTACTACCACGACGGAAATATTGGGAAATGTTTTAAGAAATTATAACGAAAATATCCGTATCCTTCCTAATTGTGTTGATTTGTCACGGTGGCGAAAACTTCCGTTAAAAGAAACCGATGAAATTAAACTTTTCTGGTCAGGTGGATGGAGTCATTACGAAGATTGGTTTTTAATTAGGGATGTAATTCCAGAAGTCATGCGAAGATATAAGAACGTAAAAATGGTTGTTATGGGATTTGATTTCTTCGCCAAAGTTAATGATTTGCCAAGAGAAAGATTCGAATTTCATGATTGGGAACATGTTCAAGCTTATCCACTCCAATGCTCAATTATATCGCCTGATATATCAATAATACCTTTAAGAGACACAAATTTTAATCGATGTAAATCATCTATCAAATGGGTTGAAATGGCTGCTATGGGGGTACCATCAGTTGTTTCCTTTGTTTCTCCTTATATGGAAATGGGACCATTATCACAAAAAGATAATGCTGTATTTATTCAAAACAATGACAAAGATGCTTGGATTGAAGGAATTTCAAGACTAGTTGAAGATGCTGAATTAAGAAAAGAGATCGCTAAAAATGCCCGTCAAACAGTATTGGAGAATTTTGACATAGGCACTCAATATGGGAAATGGGTTAGTGCTTATGAGGAGGTTTTAACGTGTCAGCCCCAAACAACCCGACGTTAAGAGAGATAGTTTTAGAAGGATTAGCTAAAGCTGGTGATCGGAATCCAAAGCAAGAAATAATCGATCGCGCTGAAGATGATTGGATAGAAGAAATTAAGAATGCTATCCGATTTGAATCTCCAAAATTAAATCCATTACAAGTGACATCGATTGGGGTTCTGGTTAAAGGACAATCACGATATGCCTACCCTTCTGATTATGCAAGCGATTTATCGATTGTCATTTTAGATGGGGGGACAAGTGGTACAGCTCAAACTGGTTCAGTATCGTCAATTACATTGGCTTCAACAGATACGTCAACATTAGGATCAATCCAAGGAAAAGATATTTTGATTACAAGTGGAACTGGGCAAGGAAGTCTCTCCCAAATTATTGATTATTCCGAATCAACAAAAGTGGCAACTGTTACTCCAAATTTTACAACTGCACCATCTTCAGGATCAGGATATTTAATTATTGATAACGAGTTCCCGGTAGAGCAAAGACCTGTATTCGAATACGACCTTGGTCGAATATCTACTCTTCAATTGCCAGATAAGTTTTATCCTATGGGGGATGAGGATTACGGAGAGTTTATCCTTAATTGTCCACCTGATAAAAATTATGGGGCTAGACTCCGATATTATGCCAGCCTTCAGCGGTTAGATTTAGATTCAACTTTGATGAGTAGCCTTTATGCTCGCTGGCGATCTATATGGGTTGATGGAATATTTGTTAAACGATTGCAGGATGCGGATGACCAAAGAGCGGTTGTAGAGAATGAAAAATGGATAAGAAACATGAAATCCATTATTCAACGAGAAACATACGGCAAAGATCTTAGCGGTATTCAAGATAGGGTTACTGATTATGTTTAAAAAAATATCGCTTTTTATTTTTTCATCTTTATTAGGAATTAAAGTCATGGCTGCCGTTGGTGCTGGTCCAGCTGGAAGCTTTATTCGCAATCAAAATACTCTTCAGTCGGGTGCTACCTATTATGTTTCAAGCGGGACAGTTACAAACCTTAATACAACAACATTAAAGTTTAATGATGGTACAACGATGACAACTGCGGCAAGTGGTAGTGGTGGCGGCGGATCATCAACGCTCGGGGTATTTAAAAACGGTGTCCAAATTGCAAGTCCAACAGCGCAAATAAATTTTTCTGGATCATATTGGGGAGTAACTCTTGGTGGAACTTCGACAGGGACTATTACACTTCAAGAAGGTAATACCAGTTATATGCAGCCTCGGAATACTCTTCAATTTGGAACAACAGTATATCCAAGTTTTTTATATGTTGGATCATCTGCTTCTATAACTGGTGGAAATGGGATGTCTGTAAATTATGGAGCATCAATTGGGAGTATAACTGTCACAAGCCTTTCGACAAATAAAATGGTCGCAACGGACAGTTCAAGCAAGTTTTGGTCAAAAGGTTCTATTAGTCTTAGTACTGAAGTGGCCGGTATTATTCCTTCTGCTAATTTGCCACCTTCGACCACCGTATATATTTTAAATTCAAATTCATTAACAACCGGAACAACAGCCTATGCAGATTTTCTTAGATCAAGGACAGTTGCAGTTTTTCAATCAACTGCAATTGCTTTGAATGGAACATTTAATGGTACTGTATCGGGAGCAAGTTTTGCGACATTCCCATTGAAAGGAACAACTTTAGTTAAGTCAAAAACGACGATGGCTAACTTAGATTTTTATCCGTCGATAGAATATATTAATCCGGCAAATTTAAGCGTGTGGAATGATGCAAATAATGACTCATCTAAATCGATTGCAGAATTTGGGTATGAATATGACGATGGATTTATAATTTCAAATAATGTTGTTGTACAAATAAATAGAAATGCCGTTACAATTGGAACTGGAATCCCACTGGTTTCTAGTTCAGGAACGATAACTGATTTAAATACAACAACGTTAAAATTCAACGATGGAACAACAATGACAACGGCCAGTAGCGGAGGGTCATCATCATCATCTTCATTTACCTATACATTTAATGCAGCACAAGCAAACCTTCCGGGAGCAAATGCCCCCTATATTTCCAATTCAACCAACGCCGCTTCTGCTGGTGTTTTCTTCGATGAATCCAGCACACAAACCGTTACATGGGCAACAATATTGAATGGGTATAAAGGCGGGACTTTATACAGCGACGTTGTTTTCACTTCTTCTGCCACAACCGGAACAATGAATTGGAGTACTTATATCGAATGTAAAACAACGAATGTTGATGCTCTTGATTATGACACTGACAGTTTTTCAACAATTAATTCAACCAGTGTAACGGTTGGGGCTACTTCTGGCATGGCCATGAAAGCAACGGTGGCATTGACCAATCAAGATTCATGTGCTGATGGTGACACAGTAAGAATAAAACTTGAAAGAACAGCCGGAACAAATGACACTGCTGTTGGTAAAGGTCGTGTTCGTTTCTTAAGGTTATATGAATAAGAAATTAATATTTTTATTATTTTTAATTTCATCTCCATTATATTCAGCAATTTTATTCGATGGAGTTGATGATTATGTGAGCATTCCATATTCTGCAAATTTAACATTTAGTAAAAATCCTTTTGCTGTTTCATTTTGGGTAAGGGTAGATGATTTTACGAAAGGTGGAATTGTTGGAAAGCAAAGTTCATCATTTGCATATGATGGTTGGCGTTTTGAATGTACTGGAAGCAGAGACATAATGCTCGGTATTTATGGTGATGGGGCAAATGAAACATATACAACAACAAACCACCCTATTTCCACAAGCACATGGCATAACATTATTATTAACGCTGATTTCGGAGTAGGCAATACTTCTTATGTGTATGTTGATAATGTTCTTCAAATTACCGCATTAGATGTTAATCACACCGTAATATCTGAAAGTAATCCTATTACATTCGGTAAATCATATCAGTCTGGAACATTATTTTTTAAGGGTGCTGTTGATGATGTTAGGGTTTTTGATGGTAATCTATCTTTAGATCAAATCGCTAGTCTATCCTTATCAAGATTAAGAATTGGATCAACCGATAAATTACGAGGATATTGGACTTTTGACGAAGGTAATCCGGGTACGACATCAACAACAGCGGTTGTATTAGATAGATCTTCAAATACTGCAAATGGAACTCCGACAAATGGGCCAGTATGGGAAGGTTCTACTTGGATTAGTTATCCGTAAGGAGAAAACATGGCAATAGGAATAATTTTTAATAATCAGAACGTAGTTACAGATGCGAATATAAATGCTGATTCGCTTGAATGGAGTGTTAAGCCAAATTCACTTGTGTTTCATGATGGAAATTCATCGGAAGAAATCAGGAATACAATAATTAATCTTCTCCGAACTATCCCAATTAAATATTTAAAAGTTGTTAATTCAATGGTTGTTGAAATGACGGCAGAGGAAAAATTGACTGTTGATGCAGCAGAAGCGTTTGCCTTGTCAGCAAAACAACAGGCAGAGATGAGAAGCATAGGGCCAATAATAATTGATGAAAAATCTGCTCAATATGCGGTATTGCGTGGGATGCTTATTGAGATACTTAACTATGTTAATACAGAAAGAACTAATTTTAATTCTCTTTTAACATGGCTTGGGACTCAAGGAACACTTGTAAATAGGAATCAATTGCCTTCTGCTCAATTAAGCATTGCAACTGTTTCACAGGCTTTAACAGCAATAAAAAACAGAATAGCGGCAGGGGAAGCCGATAAAATCCAATAAGTAGGGTGATAATTTATGGCAGCAATAATTGAAATAGGTAGTCAATCAGGTTTAACCATGTATAGCATGGTTCGTAATTCCTCCGGCCAAGTTTGGAATGGTTCTGCTTTTGAAAATTACAACGTCGTTAATTGGTCAACATATAAAATAACAATGACTGAAGATTCAACTTCTGGTTATTATAAAGGAACTTTTCCAGCATCAATTACAACAGGTAAATATTCATTTTTCATTTATCAGCAATTAGGTGGTGCGGCTGCCGCAGGTGACTATGTGGTTGGACAAGGTTCTATTTATTGGAATGGGACTACTGAAGAACAAACCATTTCATCTATATTAGAAGGTTACAGATTAGATGAAATTGTCAATGTTGCGGCAAGTCCATCAACACCTACTATTGGATCATTCTTAGATCAATTAATGAATAAAAACTCTGGACAAACATTCAATTCAACAACTGATTCTTTGGAGGCAATTAAGGACGCTGGTAGCGGTGGTCCAACAGCTGCTGATATAGCGGATGCTGTTTGGGATGAAGTTTTGACAACCTCCCATACTGTAAGTGATTCTGCCGCAGAAAGGTTAAAAGCGATAGATGATAAATTGCCAAGTGGAACTTTATCCGATTTTGATCCATCCACTGATAACGTTAATTTAAATTCGAGCCAAACTGGTGTAACCATTGGGACTGTTAATCAATTAGGAGCAACTGCAACAGGTCAAGTTAATTCTGAAATGACTGATGTTTTGGGTGTTGACACTATTGCCGAACTTAGTTCAGGTGCGCCATCTGCTACGCCAACTATAAAATCAGCACTAATGCTTATCTATATGGCCTTGAGAAATGAATCAACACAATCACAGACAGAGGCCAAGATTAAAAATAATGCGGGAACAGTAATCACAAAAGCAACCCTATCGGATAGTGGGACAGAATTTACTAAGGGTCAATATGGTGCCCCATAATGGCAATCGATACAGTTAATAAACGCAGATCTTGTACAGGCCATATGATTTCTAGCCTTGTTATTCAACCTATTCCAGATTCTACAATTGGGTCATTGGATCGCCGTCAAGTTGGTGCTTATTATTCAGGAATTGAAGCACAATATATTCCAAGAGTTCACTGGGTTAACTCCTATGATATCACTGTAAATACTTGGGTTAATACAACGTATGTCACTAGTTCGTGGAAAACATCAAGCCCAGTTTCTTCTACATGGGTAAATCAACGGGAGGCTAATGACGATTAATGGGATACATTGGACAACCTTATCGATTTCCATTTAATTTAGCTGGATTCCAATTTAATCGTAATACAGATATTTTAGGAGATACGGCACTCGTCGATGGAACAACTAATATTAATTTCCACGAAGGTGGAGTCAGCAAAAGAGGTGGATCAACAAAATATTTAGTATCTCCAATTACAAGCAACCCTGCAATAAGAGGTCTTTACCAATTCAGGATGAGAAATGGTACTTCATATAGAGTTTTTGCAACTTCTTCTGGAAAGGTCTATCAAAACTCTGAATCAAATCTTCTTAAAGCCGGAATGTCACTTAGCAATAAATTTAATTTTTCAGTATTTAATAATGAGCTTTATATTGCGGATGGAGCAACAGTACCGCAAGTGTGGGATGGAGTTTCCGTTTCTACAACAGCAATTGCGGGTGTACCAACGGATTGGAGTTCAACTTCAGATTATCCATTCCAGATAATCCCACATGCTAGAGGTGCGAATGCACGTCAATGGGCAATTAGAAGCGATGCTGTATTTGCATCTGATAATGATGATGGTGATGATTTCTCGGATGCTAACGTAAAAAAGATTCCAGTATATTCGAATAGTGGGTTAGTTGCTGGATATGATTTTAACGGAACAATTTTTACTTTCAGCAAAACAAAGACATACATTATTGACGATACTTCAGTAGATACGACGGAATGGGGATATAAAGAGGCAATTTGGGAAGGTGGGGCAGCACATTGGCGATTAATAACTAAGGCAGGGAATAATCTCTATATTATGACAGATGAGGGGATAATTTATTCGATTAGAGCTGTTCAATCGTCTGGTGATTATGAATCTGTAGCTATTAATAAACCTTCCTATATAGACCGATGGCTTAGAGAAAGAGTTACGGTATCTGGAATTGAAAATTTCCATTGTGTTTATCATCGACAGTTACGCGCTATTGAATATTTTGTTCAGGTATATGGATCAAATGTAAATACTTCTTTGCTTTATTTTATTGATAGGCCATCTGAGATTGCATTTTCTATTCATGATAATACGTTAAATCCATCTGGCTATAATGCGTCTGTATCAGCAGAGGTAAGATTAAATACGGGAATCTACACAGTAATGACTGGTGATTTTTCAGGAAATATTTGGGATTTAGAACAAACGTCAAGATCGGACGATTCCAATACCTATTCATGCAATGTCAAAACAAGAAAAATTAACATGGAATTGCCGAGAGTTAAGAAGCATTTTAAATCAGGAAGATTAAAAGTTGCATCATCGACCAATTCAACCGTTTTAATAAGGGTTTGGGTTGATGGTGTAAGGCGGGAAGATGAAGAGATTGATGTTATTGGGAGCGGTGCTACATTTGATTCTGGACTGTTTGATACTGATGTCTTTGCTGATGACACAATAACACCTTATGAATTTGATCTTGGATATTATGGATACGACATACAATTTGAAATAGTTAATGATACGGCAAACGAAGATATGTTTTTGACAGAACTTTTAATTGATTACAAAACTTTGGCGGTTGCGAATGAACCAGACTGATTTTGGACATGATTATTTCAGTATCGATGAGAATACAAAGAAAAGAATCGTTCTTTGTATGAAGTGTGGATTCCCTGTAAAGAAACCTGGATACACTAAAGAACAAGTTAATAAGTTTTATAAAGAATCAGGTATCAATTGGAAACATAGCTCAGGGATTATGGCTAAGGGTATTGTTATTACATGTCCTGATTGTCAAAATTTTGAAATTAATGATGATGTTAGAGAGAAAATTAAAAAACAAATTATTAATGCCTTAAAAGTTGAAATTAAATTTTCTGGAAATACCGATGAAGATGTAAATGATGTTACCAATATGTTTAACCAAATGAGTTTAGTAGGGAGGATTTAAGATGGCCATTATTTCGCAATATCAAGTTGTTATTCCTGGGCAAACAATAACCGCAGCATTATGGAATGCCATGGAACTTAACATTATTAACAATGGGTTAATTCCAGGTGGAATTGAGGATTTATCACCTACTGACGCGGATTATCAAACAAGAGTTGATCCATTTCCAGGGAGTGCAATTTCAAGACCGACAAGCTTAGAGGGAGAACTCCATCGTATTCGTTGGCAACTAGATAATATTATCGGTAAAACATATTGGTATGAAGATCCCGATGTTGATATTGCCACACTTAAAATTCGGTTTGATGCACACACTCATGATGGAACGGCTAATAATGGACCGCAATTAACATCATCTGGATTGGCTTCAAATTCCGTTACCACAGCTAAGATTACGGACTCAAATGTTACAACAGCTAAACTTGCAGACTCAGCAGTTGCAACCGTTAAAATTGAAACTGGTGCTGTCACAAATGATAAATTAGGTGCATCTGCGGTTACTGGCGAT